CCCCCTCCGGGGTCGCTCCCTCCTTGCCTTTTGTCTCCTCCGCATCTAACGCGGCCGCAGTATCCATGGCCAGCTGCTGGATTTCTTCCGGACTCTTATCCTTGACGGCCTGTCCGAAGAGGTTGAAAAATAATCCCTTTCTGCTCATTGCTTTCCTTTCCGGCTTTTCTGCCTTTTTGTTTTTATCTGAATCTAAAATAGCGGCCCGCTTCCCGGCTCTTCCCCGGTCCACTACCGCTACATGATTCCCTCTGAT